GTGTTCATGGAACGTTTCAGTAATACTTGTCGAGAAGTTGCACAAGGCGGTCGACGAGGCGCACTAATGTTGACGGTTTCTGTTCATCACCCAGAAATTCGTACCTTCATCAACATTAAAAAAGATAAGACGAAGGTCACTGGAGCGAACATCTCTATTCGTCTTAGTGATGAATTCATGCACGCTGTCAAGACAAATTCGAAAGTACAGCTACGTTTTCCAATCGAGAAAGACGTTGAACACATTGTCGAAGAAGAAGTTGATGCATGTTCATTGTGGCACGAGATCATTGAAGCAGCGCACCAATCTGCAGAGCCTGGGTTGTTATTTTGGGACACTGTGAAACGTCGTGGACCTGCAGACGCATATGCTGCACACGGATATGGATCTACTAGCACGAATCCTTGTGGAGAAATCACTCTTTCTCCATATGACTCGTGTCGTTTGATGTTGGTTAATCTTGTAAAGTTTGTCAATGATCCATTCACTGCGCAGGCTCATTTTGACTTTGAGCGATTTGATTCATCAGTGCAAAAAGCACAAAAATTGATGGATGACCTGGTCGATCTTGAGCTTGAAGCCGTCGATCGCATCATCGCAAAAATTGAAAAGGATCCTGAACCTGATGATGTCAAACGTTTAGAACTTGAGTTGTGGAATAAGATTCGTAGTGCTGCAATCAACGGTCGCAGGACTGGTCTAGGCATTACTGCTTTAGGTGATGCACTTGCCTATCTAGGAATCCGTTACGGATCAGATGAATCCGTAGAGATGACAGAGAGATTTTACAAAGCCCTAGCGTTAGGAGCCTATCGATCAACTGTCGATATGGCGCGCGATCGTGGATGCTTTCCAGTCTTTGATCATGAAATTGAAAAAGATCATGAATTCATCAAACAGATCATGGCTGCGGATCCGGAAATTCGATCTAAATTTTCTGTTTACGGTCGTAGAAACATTGCTCTTACCACGACAGCACCAGCTGGATCGGTTTCAATTTTGACACAGACCACATCTGGATGTGAACCTGCATTTTTGCTTAGTTACAAACGTCGCAAAAAAATCAACCCAAATGACGTTGAAGCTCGAGTTGACTTTGTTGATGCCATGGGAGACAATTGGCAGGAATACATGGTCTATCACCATGGTTTCAAAAAATGGATGGAAGTCACTGGAGAGACTGACGTTGAAAAGTCTCCATACGCTGGCGCAACTAGCAATGACATCGATTGGGTCAAAAAGATCGATGTTCAGGCCGCGGCCCAGAAATGGATTTGTCACTCAATTTCCAACACTACCAACATTCCTGGAAATACATCAGTCGATGTCGTGAAACAGATCTATATGAAAGGATGGGAGACCGGTTGCAAAGGCGTCACCATTTATCGTGATGGATCGCGTGATGGCGTTCTAATGGCTGAAACCGAGAAAAAAGATTCTCTCGTCAGCCCAGATGCATTTCATGAATCCGGATCACAGCCGGATGTTGTCATCGAAACACATGCTCCAAAGAGACCAAAAGAGTTAGATTGTGACATTCATCGTGTTCAAGTCAAAGGTGAGCAGTACCTTGTGTTAGTTGGTCTTTTGAATGATCATCCTTACGAGATCTTTGCTGGTTTGTCTGAACATGTCGAAGTTCCGCGTAAGGCTAAAAAAGCTGTGCTTGTCAAGAATGGCAAGAAGGACGGCATTTCTACTTACAATTTGAGAATACCGATCGGCGATGACGATGAATTGATCCTCAAGGACGTCGTTTCACTATTCGACAATCTGACCTATGGAGCATTCACCAGAACAATCAGTTTGGCTTTACGTCACGGCGTGCCGGTCCAATATTTGGTCGAGCAGCTCCGCAAAGACAAGCATAGTGATTTGTTTTCATTCAATACGATCATTGCTAGGGTTCTTAGCAAGAACTATATTGAAGATGGCACTACGGTCACTATTGAAAAGACCTGTACTCAATGCAATAGCACCAATCTTGCATATCAACAAGGTTGTCCAACGTGTTTGGATTGCGGCAATAGTAAGTGTGGATGATAGTTACCTAGGTGAAGCTCAGTTTAGGACAACTTCGACAGCTCTTGCGTGAAGAGTACTTACATGGCGTTGCTGAGTGGCAGCTTCGTGAAGACACGAAAGAATTTGTTGATAAGATTCGTGGCCGCATCACTGATTACGTCCTGATCAACAAGAGTGACAATGTATTAGACCGTCAAGATGCCATCAAGGCAATGAATGACGTGTGTGATCAGCTCGAAGAGAGTGTCTACGAAATTTTAGAAGACAGATTGTTCGCCTTCACGCTCAAAGTCTAACAGACAGAACATTCTGCAGACAGGTAGTACTGTCTAGTCCGTGGACGAAGATCGTTTTGAGGCATACCCATGCCATAGGTGCAATCACCCAAAATTCATGCATCGTAAAGGCGCATGTGATGGCATCGATGAATGGGAAGAAGCTGAAGAAAACAGCACATGTCCCTGTGAGGAGTACATCGACCATAAAGGTTGATGAATGGTTGCTAACATGCAATTAGATGCCTCTAGAGTGCCCACAGAAAAACAAGCATTGAAAGAATAAAGATGCCAACCATTCCTGTTTTTTATACTCCCTCGATGGTCGCAGACTCAAGGTCTGCTTCACCCAGCGCCTCTAAGCCTGTCAAAGTTGTAGAATCTTGGTTGAAACAATTTCCAATTAGCGTGATTGAACCGGTTCCTGTCACTGTTGATGAACTACTTCGTGCACATGATCAAGATTTTGTAGAGGGAATCCTGTCTTGCAAAGAAGAGAATGGTTTTGGCAATCGATCTCCTGAAGTCGCAGCATCACTAGTGTATACTTCTGGTGCTATGTTGTCAGGCGCTCGGCACGCATTGAAAACTGGTCTGGTTGCCGCGGCGCCATGTTCTGGATTTCATCATGCTGGCCCACGGCGGTCGGAAGGGTATTGTACGTTCAATGGTTTGATGGTGACTGCCATGGCACTCCTAGAAGAAGGCGTCAAAAAAGTCGGCATCCTCGATTTTGACATGCACTACGGCAATGGCACTGATGATATCATTCGTGCGAAGAACTTACATAGCGTCATCAGACACTTGACAGCGGGAGCACACTTCACGGAAGCAAACCAAGTGCCTGAATTTTTCAGGATGCTTCCGTTTTTTATCAATGGTTTTGCAGATTGTGATGTGATCTTGTACCAAGCCGGTGCCGATCCTCACGTCAATGATCCTTATGGCGGATGGTTGACAACAGAAGAGCTGCGACTCCGCGACGCCGCTGTCTTTAAGGGTTTCAAGGCACTGAAGATTCCCGTCGTCTGGAATCTCGCTGGAGGTTATCAGACAGAACGAGATGGGTCGATTCCCAAGGTCTTAGAAATTCACGACAACACCATGCGCGAATGTGTTCGCGTCTACGAGGCAAGCTAATGGCATATGATGCAAAGATTTTAAAAGACAGCCTGAGCCCACAGGGTGTTAGACTTACGACGATTGAAGTGACATTCCCAAGGATAGTTCTCGCGGAATTTAACACGCACAGGACGTTCTCACGCAATAGTGCGTCTAGTCGTGCAATTCCAGTCGAGAAGATGCTCAAGAAAGTCAAAGAAGATCCATTCATCCCGATCTACTGGGGCGTGAATCAAAAAGGCATGCAAGCAGAACATGAATTTGCTGAACATGAAAAAGAAGGTTTGAGGCTGCAGTGGCTTCGCGCTCGTGATCAAGCAATTTTTGCCGCTGAATCACTGTTACAAACGGGAGTTCACAAGCAAATCACTAATCGATTGCTCGAACCATGGTTGTGGCACACAGTGATTTGTACTGCGACTGAATGGGACAATTTTTGGGGACTCCGACGTCACAAAGACGCTCAACCAGAGATTCGTAAGGCTGCTGAATTGATGCATGAAGTGTATGTTGCATCAACTCCGAAAGCAATTGCATATGACGATTGGCATCTACCCTTGGTAGAAGATGACGAAGCCTTTGATCTGGAAGTTGAAGGTTTTGATGTAAGAAAAGTGTCAGCTGGGCGCTGTGCTCGGGTGTCGTATTTGACGCATGACGGCAAGCGTGATCCACAAGCCGACATTGATCTCAGCGATCGATTGGTTCAATCGGGTCACATGAGTCCTCTCGAACATGTCGCAAGACCAATGTCAATTGATGATGCAAAAAATGTTCTATTGAAACAGATAACAACACACAGATCGTTATCTGATGTTGATCCAAAGAATGTATTTTGTGGTAATTTTAGAGGATGGATCTCTCATCGCAAATTGATTCCTGGAGAAGCTGTTTTTATGTCTACGTAGATTGGACAACAGAAGACGTTCCTAGACCTTTCTACGTTGGAAAAGGCAAATTATCTCGTGTCAATTATCGTATACGCAATAAACATCATACGAACATTGTTGCCAAATACGGATTGAATCGTGTATCACAAGAAGTGAATGATGAACAAACAGCCTTTAAAGAAGAACGTCTGTTAATCGCTAAACTCCACACATACGTTTACGATATCGAGTATAATGGTCTTGGGTGTAATTACACAAAAGGTGGTGAAGGTTCTTCTGGGCACGTACCCGGTATTGAAACACGACAGAAAATGTCAGCAAAAGCCTCTGTTTTCATGTTGGGCAACCAAAATGGCAGAGGACATATTAGATCATCAGAAACACGTCAACGTATCAAGTTGAAATTGTTAGGTCATGAAGTTTCTTCTGTGACAAGAAAGAAAATTTCACAGAAATTGACAGGAAGAAGACATAGTCCTGAACATATACGTCGTTCTGCTGATGGCCATCGAGGTAAAGGAAAAGCAGTTGTTCAAATGTTAGACAATCAAGTTATTACAATGTATGTGTCAGCTGTGATTGCAGAAAATCTTACTGGTGTTTGCAGAAGTAAAATTTGTGAATGTTGTAAAGGTCGTCGGAAACGTGCTGGGGGATTCGAATGGTGTTACGTCGTTTGAACTGCACAGTATGCATTGAGTAAGGTGTAAGACGATGACAAAGCAAAGAGCGACAGTGGTTGTGTTCGAAGGAGCAGACATGACGGGTAAAGAAACTCAGTCAAAACTTCTTCAGCGATCATTGAGTGATCATGGGAAACGAGCGATTAGGGTCGAAGTGCCAGCAAAGGCGTGTCCTCGAACATACAAGCTCATTTATTGGATGCTGAAAAATGGTTTGGCAAAACGTTTGCCAAATGTCTTTCAATTCATCCAGTTTCTCAATAAGTTGCTTTTCCAGCTACGTGTCTTGCCTGAGTTGTTGAACAACTTTGATTACGTCATTTTTGATCGCTGGTCATTGTCTGCGGTCATCTATGGTAATGCTACGGGTGTCAATGAACGATTCAACCTTTGGCTCTATAATCGTTTGAAGAAAGCAGACGTTACGTTTGTCATTCATGGACAGTCATTTCGACGATCAACTACGACAGATGATTCATATGAAAAAGACAGTGACTTGCAAGCTAAGGTCAAGGAGAGTTACACAACGTGGGCACTCGATCACGTAAATGATCATGTTTTGATCAAGAATGACAAACCCGTGGATGACATTCACGCAGTTGTCTTGACTGAATTAGCGTTGTTTGAGGCCATGTCATGAAGTACCAAGTAATTTGTGCCGATCCTGCGTGGGGATTTAGTGATAACCTCAAGGCCATGAAGCGCAAAGTAAAGCGTTCGGCATCATCTCAATATCGAACAATGACAGCTGCACAAGTGGCGGCCTTACCAGTGAAAGATCTGGTCGATCCTGCAGGTTGTTTGTTAGCATTGTGGGTGCCTGGAAGCATGCTTGAAGACGGTCTAATGGTGATGCATGCTTGGGGATTTAATCTCAAACAAATCTTCGTGTGGGTCAAGTTGAAGAAGGATCATGCGAAAGAAGCAGATCCAAATAAGAGCACTCGAGTTGGCATGGGCAGGCTATTTCGTCAGTCGCATGAAATTGCACTGATTTGCACCGCTGGAAAGAGCATCTATCCGCTCTTGAAGAATAAAGGCCAACGCAGTGTTGCATTTGATCTCAACATGGGACATAGCTGTAAGCCGGCTACGTTGCAAAATCGACTCATGACAATGTTTCCGACGGCTGACAAGATTGAACTCTTTGGACGTCGTCTGATGCCTGGATGGACCGTCTTGGGAGATGCAATTGATGGCAAAGATCTTACGAATTCTATACAGGAGCACGCTGCGTTGTAAGATCAGCTACGAGGACAGAATAAATGGAAGATGAAAAGAAGTTTGCAGATAGTGTTTGGCATCGAGTAGTTCAAATTGTGCAAGAAGCAATGCTAACAGGCGTTGATTGCGCTGATCTATTGCGTCAGATTCGAGTCGTTCATGATGAATTTGATCAAAATCTTCTTGTGCTGTCACCTTCATATCAGATTCAAGTGCGAGAAATGCACGAAAAGATGCTAGCACAGGCTCGAGAGATTCAAGACGCTCAAGCTGGCAACAAATTCATCATTTCAGACGACAACAGCGATAACTGAAAAGAGACAAGTGTGAGTGATTCTAGTGACGTTAGACTCGATCATCTGACAAAGATGTGGGAGCAGCAACGAGAGTTCATGGTTCTTCTTCAAGAAAAACGTGGCTTTCCCGAATTTCCTGCCGACTTAGGTTCTAAAAAGGGTCAACAGTTCTTAAAAGACATCAGAAATCATTTGATGGAAGAACTCTTTGAAGCTGGACAACATTTGAAGAATGCCAAGTCGCATAGAGCGACAGATTTGCCCGATGTTGATCGTGAAGCCTATAAAGAAGAGCTTGTTGACGCATTGCACTTGTATTTTGAATTGGTCATCGCAAGTGGAATTACCCTCCCAGAGCTAGTTGAAGCTTACATGAAAAAGGGAGACGTCAACATTTCTAGGATTGTGGGTGGATATTGACGTAGAGTGTTTAGCTATGCATCATGACAGTTGAAACACTCAAGGCAGATCAGCTTCTTCCAAAAAAGTTTGAGTTTCTTAGGAATAATCGATGGATTGTTCAAGCTGATGGCATCGATCCATTTCTTGTAAAATCAGTCGAGGGCCCTAAATTGACTCGTCGAAACATTCCTGTTAAAATCAAAATTGCGTTGCATAATATTGTTGCTGGCAATGATTCAAAGTCAATCATTGAATGGTTGCAATCAGCCATTGATCGACCTGTAGTTGTGAAACACCTTGATCCGGTGGGAACAGTGGTTGAATTGTGGCGTTTTAACGCTCGACCAAAGAAAGTTAGTTTCAGCAAACTGGATTATTCTGATGCGAGTTTGTTGACGACCTATGTCACGTTAGAGACAACGGATTTTAAGGTAGGTTTCGATGAGTGAGTATACCTTGACGCAAACTCCGATGCACGTATTTCGTGATACTTACACAGGAACCCCGGTCTATGTTGGAGATTTTCCTCCTCCATATGTTCCGGAACGCTCAGAACCTAATCTTGTTACACCACTTGCACCACGTAACATAGAGTATGTGCCCAGTTGGATGAGACGTTATGAACGTACAATTATGTCGGGCAAAGTGGTAGAAATTCGTGGTCCTGAGTGGCGAATTAATCATTCATGTGATAAGGTTATTGCGTCAATCGACATACCAGGCGTCAAAGAGTCTGATATGACAGTCGATATTGAAAATGGCACCATTGTTGTAACTGCGAAACGATTTGACACGTGCGTCAAGTCTACGTATACTCAAGTGATTGGTGACCAATTTGATTCAACGAGTGCAAAAGCTACACTGCAACACGGTATACTCACAGTGATTGTGAAACAATTGAAAGAAAAAGTCTCGCACCGGGTGCAAATCAACAAAGAGTGAAAGTGGTGATTCGCTTTATTGAGAGTGAAATGTTGTGTTGAAGCATGTTAAGGTCAAAATATGAACTTTGATGTTTCCGCTCGCACGATTCTTTTGGTAAAGCACGGTAGTCACGCATACGGTACAAACGTTGAAGGCTCTGATGAGGATTTCAAAGGTGTTTGCATCAAGCCACGTGTTGCGTACTTTGGTTTCACGGAACGATTCGAGCAATTCGAACACATGGGTTCCAAGAGCGATGGCATCGACAAAGTCATCTACTCTCTGGAAAAATTTGCATCGCTGGCTGCAGACTGTAATCCCAACATCATCGAGGTCTTGCATGTCGCCGAAAAAGACGTGATGATCATTGATGAATTTGGTCAAATGCTGCGGTCGCGTAGGAATGACTTCTTGTCCAAAAAGGCTAAGTTCACTTTTGCTGGCTATGCACATGCACAATTGAAACGCATCAAAACTCATCGTGCTTGGCTCTTAGAAAAACCAAAAGAACCGAAACGCAGTGATTTTCGATTGCCGGAAACGAATCATGTCAGCAAATCAGAATTGGGTGCATTTGATTCACTTTTGAATCTGAAGTCAATTGACGATGAAGCACAAACAGTAGAGCGCGCAGAAGAAATCGCGCAGGCCGCTCGATTGACATTGGGCGTTGAGCTTCCAAGAGATGTTGTTACACTTTTCACAAGAGAGAAGGCGTACCAAGCTGCAAAAGCTCACTACGAACAGTACCTAAATTGGGTAAAGACTCGCAATCCAAAGCGCGCGGCGATGGAGGAACAGTTTGGTTATGACACCAAGCATGGCATGCACCTCTGGCGATTGCAGACGATGGGCGTTGAAATTCTTCGAGACCACATTGTCAACGTTGACCGCACGAACATTGACCGTGAAAAGTTGTTGCAGATTCGCAATGGCAAGGTCAGTTACGACGAACTTGTTGAGGGCGCTGAGAGACTGGAACGCGAAGGTGAAGAACTTTACAAAACTTCAACACTTCGTAAGGAACCCGATAGAAATGCTCTTAGCAATTTTGTCGTCGACCTGACAACGTCATATCTCCAGCGATACGGCTGAGAACGTGATAACATAGAGCCTACCTAAGATCAACAGATCTGTGGGGTTCTATGTTGTCTATTCTAGCTTTGATCTTCATTGCAATTGTGCTAGCTACGTTCATTGGACACATGATTCATTGGGCGTTGCACAAACGTTGGTCCGGTCGATTCTATACGGGTCATATGGAGCATCACCTTGAGCACTACCCTCCATGGTCTTTGATTTCTCAAAAATACAAGATGCCAAAATGGCATCACAGTGGGCCAGCACTCTTTACACCCGCCTTTTTGATTATTGTAGCAGTCGCGGGTGGGCTGACTTGGCTACTGTCGTTGCCTTTAGTGTTGATGGTGACTTCAGGCGTGACCATATTAGCATTTGGTTTGTTGAATGACGTCGTACATGATGCATTTCACCTCGAAAAATCATGGATGCACCAAATTCCAGGCTTTGACAAGATGCGCGCTCGTCATTTTCTACATCATCACAACATGCGGAAAAATTTTGGTATCGTGACTTTCGTTTGGGATCGCGTCTTTCGCACCCTCAAAGACTAGTGAAAATTTGAATCCTTGAAGGTACAATGTCAGCATGTCGAGATGCTGGGGTTGTTGTCAAGAGAATTGTGGATTCAAGAACTGTCAGTGTTCTTGTCATTGTCCTGAATCGTCTGTCGTTTCTAGTGACACGATTAGTCTTCTAAACCCAGAAGAACCGTCGTATATGTTTTATGCTATCGCTGATCGCGACGACTTGAAATCAGCACGTTGGTATCGTACGTATTCATCGAATAGTTCAAGCGGTTTCGTTGATGACCTAGAAAAGGCTAAGATCTGGAGCCGCCGCGGCCTTGCAAAAGGAAAAGCAACTCAACTTGGAACGTTCGCCCGTTTGGTTGAATTCGTTGTCACGAAGGTCAACATCATTGACAATAGCGAACACATCAAGAAGACCATAGAAAAGAAACGCATCGAAGCCGAGCAATATCAAAAACGCTTGGCAGAAGCTCGTCTTGCTAAAGCACAAGCTGAATTCGATGAGGCAAAAAAGAGACTTGCGAAATTGACCCAAGACCAAAACACGAAGCCGACTGCACATGTAAGTCGTGCACAGAAATGTGAATAACATGAGAACGATGATGATTTTTAAAGGGCTTCCTGGTAGCGGGAAGTCGACTGAAGCTGCTTCCCTTGTCACACGTGAACCCAAGCGTTGGGTTCGAATCAACAGAGACGATCTTCGAGGAATGTGTGTTGGCCCGGGAAATAACCCACACGGCGCAAAGGATCGCGAAGATCTCGTTCGAAACATGAAGAACGAACTGATTCGTCAGGCCTTCAAGGAAGGTTACGATGTTATTCTTGATGACACGCATCTCGTTGCAACGACTGTCAAGAAGCTGCACGAACTCGCGGTCTCTGTCGGTGATGTCAAGGTCATCGAAAAAGGAATCAATGTCTCGGTTGAGGAGTGCATTGCACGTGATGCTAAGCGCATCGGTTTCGCAAAGGTCGGTGAGAAGGTGATCACTGACATGGCTCGAGGCGCCGGTCTCGATAAGGGCCGTAAGCTCTCTGACAAAGAATCGTATTATCCGCCGCGGTGGAACCCTGGCGGTGCCGGAGGAGATTTTTCTTCTCGAGTGTATGATCGCAACAGCAAGTTGCCTAAAGCGATCATGGTCGACCTCGATGGTACACTTGCTATCATCGACGGCAGGACGCCATACGACGCAACTGACTGTGACATCAAGGACAAGCCCAACTGGCCTGTCATCGAAGCTGTCATGGCGATGTGGTCTCAAGGCGTCAAGATCATCTTCATGTCTGGGCGCGATGTGAAGTATCGCCCAGAAACAGAGCGTTTCATCGAGAAATACTGTCGACAATACGGTGACCATGAAGACAAAGAGGGTGAAGCCATTCCGTACGAGCTTCACATGCGAGGAGAACTCGACACGACCAAGACTGACATGCGAAAAGACAGCATCATCAAAGAAGAGCTGTTTGCTGCACACATAGCTGGCAAATACAACGTGCTCTTTGTCCTTGACGATCGAAATCAGGTCGTCGATCAATGGCGCAGCATGGG